AGATCATCGACCTGAAGGAATACTCAGGCGGTGCAGGTGCTGAAGCCTACGGCTTTGGTGAAGAGGATGGCTACGAAGCGGAGGTTACCCCCGCAGTGCAGAATGATTTTGCCGAAGAAAATTCTGAGGACTTCTGACCCTCAAGAATACATCTCCTCCCGTATCAACGTAGATCAGGCTAGTGGCTGCTGGAATTGGGTTAAGTCCCTAGGCAGTCACGGCTACGGCAATGCGTGGGTAGAGAATGTATTCTATTTGGCACACCGTTTGTCCTATCTGACATTCATTGGACATATCCCAGCAGGCTGGCAGATAGACCACGCCTGTCGTAACCGTCGCTGTGTAAACCCATCACATTTGGAGGCAGTTACGCAGCAAGAAAATATAAGACGACAATATTTGTGGCCACGAAAAAGAAACAGTCCGAAAAACAGGTTGGTATGAAGTACGGCTTTCGCTCCGGTTTAGAGGAGCGAATCGCAGAGAACCTCACATTGAAAGGTGTGAAGTTTTTGTTTGAAGAACTGGTTATCCCTTACGTGAAGCCAGAGAAGCAAGCCAAGTACACGCCAGACTTCCTGCTACCCAACGGCATCATTATCGAGAGCAAGGGTCGATACCTCACGGAGGATCGTCAGAAACATTTGCTCGTCCAGAAACAACACCCAGAGTACGACATCAGGTTCGTCTTCAGTAACTCAAAGACCAAGATCTCAAAGCGGTCCAAGACCACTTACGCAGACTGGTGCGAGAAGCATGGGTTCCTCTACGCAGACAAGGACATTCCTGATGCGTGGCTGAAAGAATAATATGTATAATTCCAACACAAAGAATCGTAGCAAAACTGATTTTATCGCCATTCATTGCAGCGCCACAGGCCCCAAGCAGAACATCGGCGCAGCAGACATCAACAAGTGGCACCGCGCCAAGGGCTGGGCCTGCATCGGCTACCACTACGTCATCAAGCGTGATGGTACAATTGAGCAGGGCAGGGACGAGAAGGTCATCGGCGCACATGTCGAGAACTGGAACGCTTCGTCTCTCGGCATCTGCATGGTCGGTGGTGTCAACGCTGACGATGTCAAGAAAGCTGAGAACAACTTCACGCCTGAGCAATTTGTCTCGCTGAAGAAACTACTGATTGATCTCAAGGTGCGTTACCCGAAGGCCAAGATTCAGGGACACAAGGATTTTCCAAAGGTCGCCAAGGCATGCCCATCTTTTGATGTTGCTGCATGGTTGAAGGCCAGCGGACTCTAAGGTTGCTCATATAGAATACTCAAACTTAAAGGACATATGGATAAGGACGAAAGCACATTTCTAAGACACATCGCTTGTGAGAACTGCGGTTCGTCCGACGCCAATAGTTTGTATTCGGATAACCACCAGTTCTGTTTCGCCTGCAACACGCACGTACAAGGTGACGGCACATGTTCGGAAGTACCAGCAAAACGTATGAAATCAGCAGACCTCATTCAAGGGCAGTATCAGGATCTTATCAAGCGAGGCATCCGCGAGGAGACTGCACGGAAGTTCGGCTACCAAGTGGGCGAGCACAACGGCAAGAAGGTTCAGATTGCCCCGTACTTCGATGCCAGTGGCGCTATGGTGGCCCAGAAGATCCGTGGTGCCGACAAGAGCTTCAGTGTCCTCGGAGACATATCCTCAGCACAACTCTTCGGTGCAAACCTATGGAACTCAGGCAAGAAGATCGTCGTCACTGAAGGCGAGATAGATTGTCTGACTGTCTCTCAGGTGCAGGGCAACAAGTGGCCTGTGGTCTCCGTCCCTAACGGTGCTCAGGGGGCAAAGAAATCCATTGCAAAAAATTTGGAGTACTTCGAGAAGTTCGAAGAAGTCATCTTCATGTTTGACATGGACGAGCCAGGCAAGAAGGCCGCAGCAGATTGTGTGCAGCTCTTCGAGCCAGGCAAGGCGAAGATCGCCAGCCTTCCCTTCAAGGATGCTAACGAGTGCCTCTCACAGGGACAGCCTGAGGCTATCGTCAGCGCAATGTGGAATGCGAAAGTGTTCCGGCCTGACGGTATCCTTGCAGGCACTGACCTGTGGGAGGAAGTCTCCTCGACTGACACCACACAAGCCATTGCCTATCCATGGTCCTCTCTCAACGAGCTGACCCATGGTGCTCGCAAGGGTGAGCTGGTGACACTCACGGCAGGGTCAGGCGTAGGTAAGTCAGCAGTGGTCCGAGAGATTGCCCATCACCTCCTCAAGGCAGGCGAGACAGTCGGCATGATCATGCTCGAAGAGAACCCTAAGCGTACCGCTCTCGGCCTCATGGGCATCGAGATGAACAAGCCTTTGCACCTCAACATGGATGGAGTCGATGAACACCAATTGCGTAGTGCCTTCGGGGCTACTGTCGGTTCTGGTAACCTATATCTCTACAACCATTTTGGTTCTAGCGACATTGACAATCTGCTTTCCCGAATCCGCTTTCTGGCTAAGGGTTGTGGCTGCCAGTGGATTATGCTCGATCACCTTAGTATCGTTGTGTCTGGTCTGGGCGATGGTGATGAACGACGATTGATCGACAACGCCATGACCATGCTGCGCACACTGGTTGAAGAGACAGGCGTTGGTATGTTCCTCGTGTCACACCTCAAGCGTCCTTCAGACGGCAAGGGACATGAAGAGGGTGGCAAGACATCACTCTCGCAACTCCGTGGCTCACACTCCATCGCTCAGTTGAGCGACATGGTGATTGGCATGGAGCGCAACCAGCAGGGAGAAGATCCCAATGTCACCACACTGCGTGTCCTCAAAAACAGATTCTCAGGTGAGACAGGCATGGCTGGCTACCTCAAGTATGACCGCGACACAGGACGACTCTCAGAGACGACTGTGGATTTTAAAGATGAAACTACTCAGGAATTCTAATGACTCAGAACGAAATCATCCTCCAGCATTTCAAGAAAGCCAAAAGCATTTCGCAGCGTGAAGCCTTGGTGGATTACTCTATCCAGTCTTTGACCAAACGTATCAGCGAGCTGAAGGCAATGGGCTACAACATCATGACCCAGTTCAAGAAGCACCCAGTGACTGGCCAGCGTTACGCACGGTACGTCCTCACCAAGGGCTGACATGAACGTCATCCTGCTGTTGTTCCTATTCTCACTCAATGGTGATCTGGAGGATGTCAAGGCATTCCCAGGCTTCACCAAGATGGAAGAGTGCAAGCAGCAAGCCGTTGAAGCACAGAAGTATTACGCTGAGAGAGGCCTGAAGGTTAAAGGCCTCTGCGTCAACGACATTTAAAATTGCGGACAGAGTGTCTGAAGGTAGCACTTTTGGCTTCCACCCAAACAGCTCGGGTTCGATTCCCGATGTCCGCTCCATACATTAACGCACGTCGAAAGGGACAGCGTGGCACTTATATTCGATTTGGAAACAGATGGTTTGCTTGATGAAGTTTCTAAGATTCATTGCTTGGTTATGAAGTGGACTGATACCGGAATCGTAAAGACGTTCACAGCAGAGAACATGGAGGAGGGAATTGAGGCTCTTCTTTGGTCTGATGGTCCTATCACTGGGCACAACGTGATTAAGTACGACATCCCCGTCATCAAGAAGCTCTACCCATGGTTCACCGTGGATGAGAGTAAGGTCTTCGATACCCTAGTCGCCACGCGCCTTGTCTATTCCAACGTCAAGGACACCGACAACATTCTCCTCAAGCAGGAGAAGCTGCCTGGCAAACTATTTGGATCACACTCACTGGCTGCATGGGGTCATCGCATCGGCAACTACAAGGGTGACTACACGGGTGGCTGGGAGACATTCTCTCAGGAGATGCTGGACTACTGCGTCCAAGACGTAGAGGTCACCGCGCACCTGTATCAGAAGCTGGTGAATGAGAACTATTCTCAACAAGCACTGGAGCTGGAGCATCAGGTGGCTTGGCTCATGGCGCAGCAGGAACGCAATGGTTTCTGCTTTGACATGGAGAAAGCCGCAGCCCTGTTGGCTCGCCTAGTGCAGCGCCGTGGGGAGCTGGAGAGAGAACTCAAGGAGTACTTTGGCTCTTGGGACATCCAGCTCCCCGACTTCGTACCTAAGGTCAACAACAAGGCCAGAGGGTATGTGAAGGGTGTGCCTGTTCCGAAGACTAAGACCATTGAGTTCAACCCGTCGTCTCGTGATCACATCGCAGATCGACTGATGACTCTCTACGGCTGGAAGCCTGTGGACTTTACCGAAGGTGGCAAGCCGCAGGTCGATGAAGTGGTTCTCGGCAAGCTGACCTATGAACCTTGTAAACAACTCACTGAATATCTCTTGGTCCAGAAGCGTATCTCCCAGCTGTTTGAGGGCAAGCAAGCGTGGATGAACTGCGAGAAGAAAGGCAAGATCCATGGATCTATTAATCCTAATGGTGCTGTCACTGGTCGCGCTACTCATAGCTACCCCAACATCTCTCAGGTACCTTCGTCGCAATCACCCTATGGACATGAGTGTCGAGAACTCTTTACTGTTCCTGCTGGGTGGACTCTTGTTGGTGCTGATGCTTCAGGCTTGGAGCTAAGGTGCCTGGCTCACTTCATGGCGAAGTGGGACGGTGGCAAGTACGCTGAGGTTCTCCTCGGCGGTGACATTCACACAGAGAATCAAAAGGCTGCTGGCCTAGAGACTCGCAACCAAGCAAAGACATTTATTTATGCATTCCTCTATGGAGCAGGAGACGCAAAGATTGGTTCCATCGTTGGCGGTTCTGCAGGTGAAGGACGGAAACTCAAGACGAAGTTTCTTAAGTCGCTGCCAGCCCTCGGACGACTTGTCGATGCTGTTCAACAGGCTGCTAAACGCGGCTATCTTGTCGGGCTTGACGGGCGCAGAGTACACGTTCGAAGTTCACACGCTGCATTGAACACGCTTCTGCAGTCAGCCGGTGCGATGGTTTGTAAGCGGTGGATCATTGTTGCCGAGAAGATGATGCTGGACCGTGGATACAAACATGGTTGGGATGGCGACTTCGCATTCTGCGCATTCAGTCACGATGAAATTCAGGTAGCAGTCCGCTCATCTGAGATCGCTGCAGCATTTCAACAGGTGGTTGTCGAGGCGATGGCCTCAGTACAACTGACATTTAACTTTCGTTGTCCTTTGGCATGTGAGTCAAAGGTCGGAAAGGATTGGAGTGAAACTCACTAGTTCACGGAACACCCCACGGCCTTTGCGTTTTGTACAGCTGCCGACTTCTTGCTGGGTTGTGGCCAGTCATAAGGTCAACCCAGACGGATACTTCCGCTACAACCTCGGTGGCCGAATCAACGGAAAGCCTCTGATGTTCCATCGGATCATGTGGGAGTTGAAGCGTGGTCCTATTCCAGAAGGCTTCGAAATCAACCACCTGTGTAGCAACAGAGGCTGCTGTAACGTAGAGCACTTAGAGTGTATCGACGGTACGGAGCACGCAATCTTGGGAAACAAGCAGCGTTGGAAACTTCCATCCGGCATTGTCTCCAAGAAGCTATGACGAGAGCCACGACCAACGAGATACTTCACAAGGCTTATTGCCATGGCCTCAGCCTTCAGTCGAACTACGTAAGACAGTACGACCAACAGGTTGCAGCCTTGGCTAGCCTTGGGTTGATCACCACAAAAATTGCTCCCCATTCATACGGGCGAATATGGCGAATAACGGAAGAGGGTCTGGGCCTCCTCCGTGACGAAGGGTACCTATGAATGACAATCCAATTGTCGAAGTGATTGAACAGGAAATACACAATTACAAAGACTTCAGACCAAGCAGCCTGACATTTCTTGGCCGACATATGTCTGTTCAGTTTATCGAAGAAGGACCGTGGGGCGCAGATGTCTATGGAGACTTCTATCCAAAGGAACAGCGCATACGTGTTCTCGATGGCCTGACTCCTATCGAGGAGCTGGACACCTTCCTGCATGAAGTCATCCACATGTGTATGTTCTACATGCACATCATGATGGGGCAGGTGGATGAGGAGATGATCACTCATCGGCTGGCCACAGGTCTGTCCTCAGTCCTCGCAGAGAATCCACAGGTTGCCGATTACCTCGCAGCCATTACCGCAACGAGCACACACGACATCACAGAGGACTAAATGATTATTGCCGACATGGACGTTGAGTATCTTGATCACATGGGGGACGACCTCGCAACTGTGAATGCAGCGCGAGTCAGCTTCCAGAAAGAACATGGCGAATGGCTTGATGGCCACGACAACAAGCTGGTCTCCTACTTGGCGAGGCATGACCACTGGTCACCCTTTGCACACTCAACGGTGAAGTTCCGTGTCAAGGCACCGATCTTCGTGGCTCGCCAGTTGGCAAAGCATCAGGTTGGCTTTGCATGGAATGAAGTCTCTCGCCGCTATGTGGACGAAGAGCCTGAGTTCTATATGCCGTCAGGCTTTCGAGCCAAGGCAGAGAGCGTCAAGCAGGGATCTTCTGCTGACATCGTTCCAGTGATTGGCGGCAAGCTTCTCTTAAAGCCCACCACGGCTTGTCAAGAAGCTACCGCAATGTGTCTAGAGACCTACCTGATGATGCTCCGTGGCGGTGTCTGTGCAGAGCAGGCTCGCATGGTCCTGCCTCAAAATACCATGACCGAGTGGATCTGGACAGGCAGTCTCTATGGCTGGGCACGGGTCTGCAAGCTGCGACTCGACTCCCACACCCAGAAGGAAACCCGTGATGTCGCAAAGCTCATCGCCAACGAGATGGCGGCTCTCTTTCCAGTCTCATGGAAAGCCCTGATGTTTGACGAGAAGAAGGAGAAGCTATGCGCCTTGGTGTCATAGATGCAGACATCCTAGCCTACCAAGCAGCAGCCGCTGCAGAGCAGGCGTATGACTGGGGTTATGGTATGTGGACCCTCCACGGTTTTGAGAGTGATGCCATAGCTGCCTTTGAGTCAGCCCTAGGCCGTATCAAGGACAGGACCGAAGCCTCCAAGCTGGTGCTGGCCTTCTCGGACAAAGCCAACTGGCGCAAGACCGTGCTGGCTAGTTACAAGAGCAATCGTGTGGGTGTCCGTAAGCCGATGCTCTTGGGCTTCCTCAAGCAGTACGCAGAGAATCGCTATGATTGCCGATCGATCCCCACTCTTGAAGGTGATGATGTCCTTGGCATGATCGCCACGGCTCCTATGAAAACAGACCTCGTCATCTGCTCCCTCGACAAGGATCTGAAGACAATACCAGGCCATCACTACAACTTTGGCAAGGATGAGTTCTTCACGATCACCGAAGAGGAGGCTGACCACTGGCATCTGCTGCAGACCCTGACCGGTGACACCACCGATGGGTACGCAGGATGTCCAGGCATTGGCCCTAAGACAGCCGAGAAGCTCCTAGCTGACGGTGATGGTTGGGAAGCTGTAGTCAAAGCCTATGAGAAGGCAGGGCTGTCTGAAGAGGAGGCATTGGTGCAGGCACGAGTAGCTCGCATCCTCCGCCACAATGAGTACGACTTTACAAATCAACAGGTAAAACTATGGACCCCCAACTAAAACAATTCTTTGGAAGTGAGGATGCCTTTGAGGTTCCACCTCTTCCGACCAAGCAGATTGGCGGTGACCATTACCTCAAGGCCATCCAGCCGTGGGACATCATCCGTGCATGGGGTCTGAACTACTGGGAAGGCAATATCGTCAAGTATGTTCTGCGTCACCGCTACAAGAACAAGCTTGAGGACATCGAGAAGGCCATCCACTATCTGGAATTTATGCGAGACAACTATGAGGAACTCTATGAATCTAAGTGAGTACCAGCGCGATGCCATGGCCTTCCGCCTGCCTAGCGCCAACCCAGAGTACGCCCTGCTGAATCTCTCAGGTGAAGTGGGTGAGGTGATGTCTCTGGTCGCCAAGTCTATCCGAGACGGCTGCAACACTGCTGAGTACCTGAACGACATGGAGAAGGAACTGGGGGATGTCCTCTGGCATCTCGCAGCGATTGCAGATGATCACGACCTCGACCTCGGTCGCATTGCAGAACTAAACATTTCAAAACTATCGAGCCGCCGTGCTCGCAATAAACTACAAGGATCCGGTGACAATCGCTAACCCATCGCTACGTGCGCAGCTCATTACAAGACGCACATACAATCGCCCTACAGACGATACCGGCAAGAACTTCGAGACTTGGGAGCAGACCGTAGACCGAGTCATTGGCCACCAGGCTTGGCTCTGGGACCGTGCTGGTTCCGCTAATCACAGTGAACTCGAAGAACTCCGTAAGCTCATGCTGGATCGCAAGGTGTTGATGTCTGGCCGTACCCTTTGGTTGGGCGGCACATCCGTCGCACAGAAGCGCGAAGCTTCTCAATTCAATTGTTCATTCACTCATGTCGAAACTGTTCAAGATGTTGTTGACTGCCTGTGGCTCCTGCTTCAGGGCTGCGGTGTTGGCTTCCGCCCTATCATTGGTCAACTTACGGGATTCCGTAAGCCGATCAAGGAACTGGAAGTTATCCACTCCAGCCGTACCGAGAAAGGTGGACAAGAGCATAACTCTGAAACCTTCAAAGACGGAGTCTGGACCATCGTCGTTGGAGACTCAGCCGAAGCATGGGCCAAGTCCATTGGTAAGCTGGCCGCTCATCCATTTCCCGCCGATAAACTTGTACTCGATTTTTCGAACATCCGCCCAGCGGGAGAAAGACTGAAGGGTTATGGTTGGATCTCATCCGGTGACGCAGCGATTGCTAAAGCTTATGAAGCAATCTTTCATATATTTAATCGTCGTGCCGGTTCGCTGCTTACTCGCATTGATATTCTTGATGTTGTTAACTGGCTTGGTACTGTGCTTAGTTCTCGCCGTTCCGCTGAGATCGCTCTCTTCGAATACGGTGAAGACGAGTGGCAAGAGTTTGCCGTGGCAAAGAAAGACTGGTGGGTAAACAACATCCAGCGAGCGCAGTCCAACAACTCGCTGCTGTTCAAGAACAAGCCTCTGCGTTCTGAACTCGCAGCTATCTTTGATCTGATGGTTGCATCTGGTGGTTCTGAGCCAGGTTTTGTTAACAGCCAGACAGCCATCAAACGTGCTCCGTGGTTTAAGGGTTCGAACCCATGTGTTGAGATCCTGCTCGGAAATAAGAGCTTCTGTAATTTAACCGAAGTAGATGTGGGTAAGTTCAAGGGTGACTCGTCGGGTCTCCGTAGGGCTATCCATCTTGCCGCCCGTGCCAACTACAGACAGACTTGCGTCAATCTTCAAGATGGCATCCTGCAGGAAGCATGGCACTTGAACAACGACTTCCTGCGGCTGTGTGGTGTAGGCCTAACCGGCATCGCTCGTCGTCCAGATCTCGGTCCATACGACTACGTTGAACTGCAGCGCACGGCTACGTCAGGCGCATATATGATGGCTGATGAACTGGGGACTCCTCGTCCCAAGAACGTCACCACGGTTAAACCATCAGGCACCTTGTCGAAGATCATGGATACTACAGAGGGTGTTCACAAACCCCTAGGTAAGTACCTGTTCAACAACGTGAATTTCTCTAAGCATGACCCGTTGGTCGCTCTGTGCCGTGCCTCTGGCTACAAGGTTCTGGAGAACCCGTCTGACCCTGAATCGATCCTGATCACCTTCCCTGTAAGCTGGGATGACGTACCATTCGACAAGTTCACCAAGGACGGCATCGACATGGAAGTCAACCTAGAGTCAGCCTTGAGCCAGTTGGAACGCTACAAGATGCTGATGGAGAACTGGTGTCAGCAGAATGTCTCAGCCACGATCAGCTACTCGGTAGATGAGGTTGACGACATCGTAGATTGGCTGATGGACAACTGGAATGTGTACGTTGGTGTATCCTTCCTGTTCCGTGCTGATCCTACCAAGACAGCTAAGGATCTTGGATACCTCTACCTGCCGCAGGAAGTGGTGACCAAGGCTGTGTTTGATGAATATGTTTCCCGTATCCAGCCTCTGGAGATCGACAAGGCGAATAGCTTTGAGGAAATCCAAGGTGAGGATTGTTCAACTGGTGCTTGCCCAATACGCTAATGACAACAAAACGCACATCGAAATATCGTGCTAAGGAGGAGGACAGCCCACGGGCTGTTCTTCTGCCAAAGAACGAGAACCAAGCCGCCTACATTAAAGCCCTGAAGTCATCACCTCAGGTCATCGTTACAGGACCAGCAGGTACCGGCAAGACATACATTGCATCGACCTATGCTGCCTCTCTGTTTAAGGCGGGGAAGATCGACAAGATCATTCTGACCAGACCCAACGTGGCTGCTGGACGATCTTTAGGTTTCTTCCCAGGCTCCATGGAAGAGAAGATGGCTCCATGGGTGATCCCGTTCACTGATGTGCTGCAGGAGTTCCTCGGAGCTGCTGCCTACGAGATCGCTGCAAAGAAACGACAGATCGACATTGTGCCTTTCGAGGTGATGCGTGGGCGTACATTCAACAACGCCTTCGTGATCCTCGATGAAGCCCAGAACACCAGCCCTGCTGAGATGAAGATGTTCCTCACCCGTATCGGGGAGGAGTCTCAGGTGCTGCTGAACGGGGACATCAAGCAGTCAGATCTCAAGACGACCTCTGGTCTCAAGGCCATTATTGATATGGTCAAGAACCAGAGACTTCCTGTAGAACATGTCGAATTTACAATAGACGATATTGTCAGATCAGACATCTGCGCAATGTGGGTCAAGGCCTTTGACAAGGTTGGCATGTAACCTTTGGTTGCCCACATGGAAAGAACAAATGGATAACTCTAAGTTTCCTACTATACCGAAAGCAATTCTAGACGAGATCTCCAAGAGGTTCCCCGACGTTATGCCGGATGCCTCGGACAGCTTGGATCAGATTAGATTCCAGCAAGGTCAAATCTCAGTCGTTCGGTTCCTCAAGCACCAATTTCATTTACAGAATCAGAACATCTTGGAGACTTAACTTTATGTGTTTCTCGTCACCTAGCCCCCCACCAGCTCCACCGCCACCAGCAGCCATGGCTCCAATGCCCTTGGCTACCGTGCAACCGAGTGATGGTAACAACCGCAAAGATTCCGGCTACCTGAATTCTATGCGTGGGCGCAACTCCCTGCGAATTGATCGCACCCAGCCAGGCACCGGTTCCACCGGTAGCGGCCTTAACATCCCTTCGTAAAGGTAGGCATGGAATACCAGAAACCGAATGAGCAGAAAGGCTCTGCAGCAGGGCTTTATGCCAGGCTGGAGTCTGATCGCCTTACCTTCTTGGATCGAGCACGGGATTGCAGCAAGTACACTCTCCCGACTCTGATCCCTCCTAGTGGTCACTCAAGCGCCACCAAGTACTACACTCCGTATCAAGGTGTTGGTGCTCGTGGCGTGAACAACCTTGCCTCAAAGCTGCTGCTTGCACTGCTGCCTCCTAACTCGCCATTCTTCCGCCTACAGATTGATGACTTCACTCTGGAAGAACTGACGCAGCAGGAAGGCATGCGAGCACAGGTCGAGGAAGGTCTGAACAAGATTGAACGTGCCGTACAGTCTGAAGTCGAAGCAGGCGCTATCCGCGTCTCAGCCTTCGAAGCCATGAAGCATCTTCTGGTCTCCGGTAACGCTCTCCTCTACATGCCTGACACAGGTGGTATGCGGGTGTTTCCTTTGGAGAAGTATGTCGTCCGTAGAGATCCTATGGGCAATGTGCTCGACATCATCGTCAAGGAAGTGGTCTCACCAGACACGCTTCCCAAAGATGTCCAAGAGATGCTGGGCTACGATAAGGAAGACACCGACTATCACGACAAGGTCAGCAACTCGAAAACCTGTGACATCTACACCCATGTTCGTCTGGAAGATGGTGGCTGGAAGATTCATCAGGAAATCAAGGGCATGATTGTGCCAGGCTCTGAGGGTACTTACCCGAAAGAGAAGACCGCATGGATACCTGTACGCTTCACCAAGGTGGACGGTGAGAACTATGGCCGTGGTTATGTTGAAGAGTATCTCGGTGACATCAAGTCGCTAGAGGGTCTCTCGCAGGCCATCGTTGAGGGTTCTGCAGCAGCAGCCAAGGTTATCTTCCTCGTCAATCCTAATGGCACCACCAGCCAGCAGACTCTTGCAGAAGCTCCTAACGGGGCAGTGGAAGAGGGCAATGCTGCTGATGTCACGGTCCTGCAACTCCAGAAGTACAATGATTTCCGTGTTGCTCTGGAGACCATCAACACCATCAACGAACGCTTGGCCTACGCCTTCCTGTTGAACTCCGCTGTGCAACGCAACGGAGAACGGGTGACTGCTGAAGAGATCCGCTACATGGCGGGTGAACTGGAGTCAGCTCTGGGCGGCATCTACTCGATCCTCTCCCAAGAGTTTCAGTTGCCTTTGGTCAACCGCATCATGTTCGCCATGGAGCGCAAGAAGAAGCTTCCTGTGCTGCCTAAGGGTACCGTCAAGCCAGTCATCGTGACCGGCATGGAGGCCTTGGGTCGTGGCAACGACATGACCAAGCTCAACACGTTCTTCCAAGGTGCTGTGCAGATCGCTCAGTTGCCTCCAGAGATCAACAAGCCTGACGCTTTGATGCGCTTGGGTACGTCTCTGGGCATCGACATGAAGGGCCTCGTCAAGAGTGCTGAAGAGCTGCAGCAAGAGATGCAACAGCAGCAACAGATGGCGATGATGCAACAGGCAATGCCAAATCTGATCAACCAAGGTGGCGCTCTGATGAAGCAGAACATGGCTGACTCAGCCGCTGCACAACAAGAAGGAGCACCTGGTGGCTAATGCTATCCCAACAAGTGCTGCCCCTAAGAAAGAGCCTAAGGAAACCCCTAAGGCTCCAGCCAACGTCGAGTACGTGGGTGAGGGTGCAGATAAAGTTAAATTCACAGTAGATCCAAAAGCCAAACATACCCGCGTTTATTCAAGCGGTATGATTGTCGTGACCTACTAATAGGACATCAATGGTAGATACAGTTGTTATTCAGAGTACTCCTCAGGAAGCCCCTGAGGATCACGATCAGAAGATGATGGACTTGGTCGATAAGGCTAATGCTCCACTGCCCGTCGAGGGCGCTGAAGGTACTCCCCCTGAAGATCGCCCACAGTGGCTCCCTGAGAAATTCAAGACCGCTGAAGAGATGGCCAAGGCCTACTCTGAGCTGGAGTCGAAGCTCGGTGCTCCTAAGGCACCTGCAGAAACCCCAGCAACGCCGGTAGCCGATCCCGCTGCTGCCACGGAGGCAGACGTAGAGAAGGCTCTGGCACCCAAGGGTCTGGTTCTTCAGGACTTCAATGCCGAGTTTGCCAAGAATGGTGAACTGTCAACGGACAGCTACGAGAAGCTCGCGGCTGCTGGCTATGACAAGGCGCTGGTGGACCAGTTCATCGAGGGCCAGAAGGCTCGCACTGTTCAGTTCGAAAGCCAAGTCATGGCTGAGGTTGGCGGTTCTGACGCCTATGGTGACATGGTCACTTGGGCCAAGGCCAATCTGACCCCTGCAGAGATCGATGCGTACAACACTCAGATCGGCTCAGGGAAGCCAGAGAACGCCAAGCTGGCAGCTATGGGTCTCAAGGCTCAGTTCGACAAAGCCAATGGTTCAGACCCCCAGCGATTGCTTGGTGGTCAGGCCTCCGCTTCTTCCGCTGATGTCTTTGAGTCGATGGCTCAGGTAACTGCCGCTATGAAGGATCCTCTGTACAAGAACGATCCAGCCTACCGCGCCAAGGTTCAAGCCAAGCTTGGCCGCTCCAACGTCATTTAAGGACACACCATGAATCCCCTTCTCCTCGGAGGTCTTTTTGATCTCGCGGGGAAGGTCTTTGACAAGATCTTTCCCAATCCTCAGCAGGCTGCAGAAGCCAAGCTGAAACTCTTTGAGATGCAGCAGGCAGGGGAGCTTAAGGTTCTCGAAGCTGAGACGCAGTTGGCTCTCGGGCAACTCAAGGTCAATGAAGTCGAGGCAGGCTCTGACAGTCTTTTCAAGTCAGGCTGGAGGCCAGCCGTAGGTTGGACCTGCGTGATGGGCTTGGCGTACCAGTTTGTGGTGCTGCCATTCGCAACATTCTTTCTCGCTTGGTATAAGGTTGAGGCAACTTTGCCCATGCTCAATCTTGATACACTAATGACGCTTCTCTTTGGTTTGCTTGGCCTCGGTGCATACCGCACGGCTGAGAAGATCAAGGGTGTCACCAAGTAATCCATTTGCTTGTCCTAAGGACCACTTGGAAATTTCTGGTCACGGGAGAACCAGTACAAGAATCTCCCCACGAACCCTCCTTAGGTCCGTTGTCGCTACGGTTTAGCGTCTGACAGCTGGGAATAGACCAGCACCTTTCTCTGTGAAGAAGAGACATTCCGCACTGCGTTCTTACGCGGTGGAATTGCAATTCTAAGAAACGATTACACGACCTTTGCCCACTGCGGTGGATAACTCTGCGTGATGTGTGTCGGGACGAAGAGGTTGCTCAACCTTTCTTCAACTCACACGAGATAAATATATTATGGCAAATGCTACTCCTAGCCGCGTAGGTCAGATTAATACTGCTGGCGACGCTAAGGCTCTATTCCTCAAAGTTTTCGCTGGTGAAGTTCTCACCGCTTTTCAAGAGGCTACTGTTACTGCTGGTCGTTTTGCAGAGCGTACTATCGCTTCTGGCAAGTCGGCTCAGTTCCCTATTCTCGGCTCCATTGGTGCTGAATACCATGTGCCTGGCGCAGAGATCGTTGGTTCGGCTGTGCCTGCAAACGAGATCGTCATCACCATCGACGACCTGCTGATCAGCCATGCATTCTTGGCTTCGATTGACGAAGCTATGAACCACTACGATGTCCGCGCTCCTTACTCGACCGAAATTGGTCGTAAGCTGGCTTACACCAAAGACAAGCAGTTGCTGCAGTTGGCCATTCTGGCTGCTCGCGGTTCAGCCCCTGTCACTGGCGAAGCTGCTGGTGGTTCGGTTACTTCCGCCACGCTGTTGAGCGATGCTACGGGTGAGGCGCTGGTTGCTTCGCTGTTCGCTGCTGCTCAGGCAATGGACGAGAAGAACATCTCGGAAGATGGTCGTTGCGCATTCTTGGCTCCTGCCGCTTACTACCGTCTGGCTGCTAACACCAAGGTCATGAACAAGGACTGGGGTGGCGCTGGTGTCTACGCTGACGGCAAGGTTCTGCGCGTTGCAGGTATCGAGATCGTCAAGACCAACCACGCTCCTTTCGGCGCTACTATTGCTAACGCTTCGTTGGAAGCTGGTACGAGCAACAAGTATGCTGGCGTATTCACGAACACCGTCGGTGTTGTGGCTACCAAGGATGCTGTTGGTACCGTCAAGCTGATGGATCTGGCAATGGAGTCCGAGTACGACATCCGTCGTCAGGGTACTCTGATGGTTGCTAAGTACGCTATGGGCCACGGTGTCCTGCGTCCTTCATGCGCTATCGAACTGAAGACCATCTAATCACGGCTTACTAATTAAGGGTCACTCTAGCAATAGGGTGGCCCTTTTTTTTCTTATTGGATTGACTTATGGCCCTTACTTTAACATCGGAACTCGACGCTCTTAATATCATGCTAGGGACCATTGGTGAATCACCGATTAGTTCTCTAGATGCTGCTACGGGTTTCGTAGATGCATCCATCGCTCGCCAGATTCTGAAGGAAGTTTCCATTCAGGTTCAGGAAGAGGGTTGGCATTTCAACACTGAGAAAAACTTTGTGCTCACGCCAAGCTCGGACACTGGCGCAATCTCTGTGCCGTCCAATTGTATCGAAATAGATACGTCAGAAAAAGATCGCAACCTAGATGTGAGCATTCGTGGAACCCGTCTTTACAATCGCACTGAGCACACCTTCGTGTTCACAAAAAGCATCTCCTGCGACATGACCCTTCTGCTGGAGTTCGATGAGCTTCCTCAGGCTGCTCGCCACTACATTTCTGTACGTGCTGCCCGTGTCTTTCAGCAGCGAGTCGTTGGCTCTGATCTCCTCGGTTCATTCTCGGAGAAGGACGAGGTACGCGCTCGTGTCGCCCTGAAGCGGTTCGAATCAAAGACCGCAGACTATAACATCCTCACAGGCAATTATGATGTGATGAGAATTCTTGATAGGTAATTATGTCCCTCGTCTCTTCGAACATTCCTAATTTTGTCAACGGTGTATCTCAGCAACCCTTCACTCTTCGTCTGAGTTCTCAAGGAGAGATCCAAGAGAACGGCCTTTCGACAGTCTCTCAGGGATTGAAGAAGAGGCCACCGACGAAGCACCTCAAGAAGATCCAGTCAACGCCTCTGGCTGACTGTTTCATCCACACGATCAACCGTGATCTGAATGAACGTTACATCACTGTGGTCACCAATGGTGATCTCAAGGTCTACGATGTGGCTGGCAATGAGAAGACCGTGGCTTTCCCAAATGGGAAGTCCTACCTCGATGCTGCCACACCTTCCGCATCATTCGCTGCTGTCACCGTGGCTGACTACACGTTCCTTGTAAACAAGACCAAGACTGTTGCGGCAAACTCTACCCTGACCGCGTCTCGTCCCTTTGAGGCCCTGATCAACGTCAAGGCTGGCAACTATGGCAAGACCTACAACATCCTTATTGACGGTGTGACCAAGGGTACCTTTACGACTCCCGATGGTTCGACCGCTTCGATGGTCAGCCAGATCTCAACAGACTACATCGCAGGTCAGCTGAACTCCTCGCTGAATGCTAACGGCATCACCACTGCCAATGGTTGGACAAGGTCAATTGCCGGAGCCACGATATACATCTCTAGGACATCTTCAGATTTCACTATACGTGCCGAAGATGGCTTCAACGGTGGTGGCATGGTTGCCATCAAGGATCGTCTGCAGAAGTTTGCAGATCTCCCTGCGCAGCCTGATGTCAATGGGTTCACTGTGGAGATCACCGGTACTGGAGATACGAACAACAAGTTCGACTCCTACTATGTGAAATTCAATACGAACTACAGCACCAGTGGAGTAGGGGTCTGGCAGGAATGCCCGAAGCCAGGCATAAGCCTTGGGTTCACCGATGCATCCATGCCGCACGTTCTCGTTAGAGAATCTGATGGCTCCTTCACGATGAAGCAGGCCTCATGGGCTGACCGAGTTGCAGGTGATCTCACCTCCAACCCGCAGCCATCCTTCGTTACCCGCACGATCTCTGACATCTTCTTCTACAGAAACCGTCTGGGCTTCCTTGCAGATGAGGGCGTGATTTTCTCTGAGGCTGGAGAGTACTTCAACTTCCTGCGCACCACCGTCACTGACCTGTTGGATTCCGATCCGATTGATGTGAATGCAAGCCACACCAAGGTATCCCTGCTGAAGCATGCAGTCCCATTCAACAAGCAGCTCCTGCTGTTCTCTGAGCAGTCTCAGTTCATCATCGATCAGAATGACCTGCTGACTCCTAAGACCGTGGGCATCAAGGTGGCTACAGAGTTCCCGTGCAACGTGGTGGCCAAGCCTGTAGGTGTCGGCAAGAACATTTACTTCGCAGTGGATAAGGGTGAGTGGTCAGCATTCCGTGAGTACTTCACCGATCTTAACAATGCAGCGAATGATTCTCAGGACATCACTGGGCATCTTCCTACCTATGTACCGGCGAATGTCTTCAAGATCGCTACGGCTCCCAATGAGGACATCCTTGTTGCACTGACCCGTAACGAGCCAAGCTCGATCTACGTCTACAAGTACTTCTGGGCAGACAATGAGAAGCTGCAGTCATCATGGTCCAAGTGGACGTTTGACGATGATATCACGATTCTCAATGCTGACTTCATTGCCTCGGATCTCTTCCTGCTGATCAACCGTGCAGACGGTGTCTACATCGAGAAGATCAGCGTGTCTCTTGGTGATATTGGACAGGACGAACCATACTTGGTTCACTTGGATCGCAAGGTTCAGCTGGATTCTTCAGCTCTGACCTACGCATCCGGCTTCACGACAATCAACCTGACGACTCTTGGATTCAACCCTAGCGTTGGTAATTACCAAGTCGTGATCAAGGACCACCCAACATTCAAGAGTGGCGAGATCTTCAACGTCGTCTGGAATGGATCTACAGCAAGGGTTGCAGGTAACCTCACCGGTGCCTCTGTGGCATTCGGTAAGAAGTACACGTTGAAGTATCAGCTCTCTACGATCACCGTGAAGAACCCAGCCCCAGGTGGTGGCCAACGGTCAGACACTGAAGCTCGTCTACAGCTTCGTAAGGTCTCCTTCAACTACGCTGATGCAGGACTGTTCGATGTCATTGTGACCCCTGCAGGTCGCGAAGCATACACCTACACATACTCAGGAAAAATCCTAGGATCCGCATCGTCTACCATTGGTAGCTACAGTGTGTCTTCAGGACGTTTCTCTGTTCCTATTATCAGCCAGAACATTGGCACTTCGATTGTCATCCAAAATGATAGCGCACTCCCAAGTTCATTCCTCAGTGCAGACTGGGAAGGCTTCTACGTCAAGCGTAGCAGGGGACCGGCACCGGCCCTCTAACATTGAGGTCGTGGTCACAACCATTGACCATTGCTGGATGCTGGCAAAGACCATGCGGCAGGAAGACAGGGATGAGATCTGGCACCTCGCCAGACTCACTCCTAGAGATGCCCTTGAGGCTGCCTATGAGGCCTGTCCCTACAACCGCACCGTCCTGCTTGATGGCAAGGTAGTGGCGATCTTTGGATGCTCTGGAATCAAGGGTGAGGTGGGTGTCCCATGGATGCTCGCCTCACCACTACTCACGAAGATCCGTAAGTCGTTCCTCAGGGAATGCAGGGAGTTTCTTGCAGAGATGTCTGAGGAGTATTCGCTCCTCCAAAATATTGCGTGGTCCAAAAACACAGAGCACATACGTTGGCTCACATGGTTGGGCTTTACGTTCCAGCCAGGTGTTCCTATGGGGCCTGACAAGGAGATCTACATTCCATTTTATAAGGTTACTTAATTATGTGTCCTCCAATTATCGCGGCACTGCAGATTGCCAGCGCAGTCGGCTCTGTGGTTGCCCAAAAGTCCGCTGCAGATTCTCAGGCGGAATCGAATAGGCGGCAGTACGAGAACACCATGCGAGCGTACCGCGAGAACATCAATCAGACCAACCTCATGCAGCAACAGGAGCGTGAAGGCTCCATGCAGAAGTTGGAAGCAAACGATATTGCAGCACGAGCGGCAGCATCTAAAGCGCGAGTCTCTGCAGGTGAGAATGGCATCTCAGGGTTGTCCGTGGACGCTCTGATAGGCGACATCTCCATGAAAGAAAATCGCTACGATAGTTCTGTTGTCACGAACTTTGACCGTGCTGAAGGCGCAATCCGCAACCAGCGTGAGAACGTCTATGCCAATGCGGCAAGCACCATCAACAGTCTGCAGACTCCAGCTATGCCTGATTATCTCGGAGCTGGTCTGAAGATCGCTGGCGCTTATAACGATTATTCCAAATCTAAGAAATAACTAAGGACATTATGGCAAGAGTTCAAGTGGATTACGATCCCCGTGCTGAGGCACTGCAAACCACTGCAGCTCCTAACATTCAAGCAGTCAAGGCGCAGTACGATCCCCGTGCTTCGTCTGCCTTCCAACTGGCTGAGGCCCTTGGAAAGCAGCAGCCTTTGCTGGATAAATTCAATGAGGATATGAAGGCAGATCAACGCCGCAAAGAGATCCTCGATAACATGAAGGTTCCTGCCTTCGTCGCAAAGGCGCAGGCGGAACAAGGCACTGGTGTCATTGACGGCGTACAGGCTGGCAAAGTAGCGCCTGGCACATCCACAGTTGTCCAAGCGAGAACCAATGATGGTCTCGGTGATGAGTGGGGTCGTACCAACGTCCAGAGGATCATCGATGGTGTGAACCAGAACGCTGAGTTGATCCAAGATCCAGCCAAGAGAGCGGCCTACATCCAGCAAGAGAAAGCCAAGCTCCTTGCAGAACTCCCAAAGGACAATGACTTCTTTGTCTCAGGGGCAGTCACAAGGATTGGCAAGGAGATCGACTCCTTCGAGAACAAGTGGCAGTCACAGTCCAACGCCTATCACCTCGAAGTTCAGACCAAGGATTTCTCCAACAAGGTCGTTGAGGCTATGACTTCTGCGAACCCTGATGAAGCCTTGTTGAATCTAGATACCACTTGGAAGAGTTCCTCAGCTCTCAGTAATGCTCGTCGCAACGAGCTGGTTGTCGAGACCATCACCAAGAAAGCCTATGGTGATCGTGACCCTGCTCTTCTTGCCAAGATTCCTGAGCGTTTCCTCAATGCTGAAACCAAGGCATCAATCACGAAGACACGCGCTGCCATCCAAGAGCTGAAGATGAGTGACTACCGCTTGGTCAAGACCCTAGAGTCTGATCAGCGAGAAGAGACTGTACGCACAGGCAAAACGGACATCCTCAAGCGTTTCAGTGCTGGCAAGGATGTGGATCCCGTAGAGTTCAGAGACAACCCTGAGTTGTTCGCATATGCCCAATCGATGCGCGAAGCCCCTCGTCGCCCTGCTGCTGAAAGCTCTGCCAACCTGCAACGCATTCGTCAGTCTGTGCTGAACCGTGCAACCACGGAAGGTGTGGACACCAACAAGCTGATTGATGAGGCGCTGAAGAACCCATACCTGAATCCTGGAGACCGCGACAAGCTGGTCAACGAGATGCCTAAGTTGGTCGAGGGTATGATTGCCTTGAACGACGACATGGTCAAGAGCGCCTACAGCACACGTATTGGTGCGAGTCTGGAAGAAGCCGCTAAGAATCCGATGATCGTCCTCAGTCCAACCCTTCGCAGTCGTACGGTTAATCTCTTCGATCAAACCATACGCAACGGCTTTAATGCGCACTACGAAGAGACAGGTAAGTGGCCTACAGGTGCATTCAAAACCAAGATCGTTGATGAGGCCGTTAAATCTACCGAAGAATTCATGCAGAGCCAATTGTCGGGATCTAAGGGTAGTACAGCAGCACCAGCTCCAGCAGCTCCTAAGCCTGCAGCGGCACCTCGTCCAGCAACAGCTCCTGCCGCCGCACCTGTGAGGATCAAGAATGCCGCTGACTATAACGCTCTCCCATCTGGAGCCACTTACATCACCCCTGAGGGTGTCACCAAAAGGAAGCCCTAATGGCTAAAGCGAATCCATGGGATTCTGACCCTGTTGTTTCAGCTCCTGCTGCCAACCCATGGGATGCAGATCCCGTAGTACAAACACAAGCAGCAGCACCTGCAGCAGACCCTCGCATGGAAAAGATCAAGACCTATGCAGCAGAAACGGATCGTCTGGTTGGCCTTACTCCAGGCACCTCCTTGGCGCAGCTCGAACAGGAAAGCCGCTTCAGAGATGATGCGGTCAGTCCTACAGGTGCTCTAGGAGTCGCTCAGGTCATCAAGAAAACCAGAGCTTCTATAGAGGCACGAGTCGGTCGTCCGCTGAATCCTAAGAACACCGATGATGCACTCCTGATTCACCGTGAGGTGATGATGGAGAACATGAAGAAGTTTGGTAATCGGGATGATGCCCTCCGTGCCTACAATGGTGGCTGGGACAAGAGTGCTTGGTCTCGCCCAGAGACTGCCAAGTATGTTTCAGATGTTAATTCAAAGATGGGGAGGGAGCCTGTAGAAGGTGCTCCGTTTCCCGCTGGTGGATCCGGTGCTGCCACTGGTTCTGGCTATAAGCCTTTTGCTCAAGTTCGTCAGAACATTGATCCTAAGACACTGAACACTGACCCTCAATGGTTGGCTGCTTCTGCACTCCTGTATGAGCTGTGGGAGCGTAAGGCTCCTACAGACAAAGCCCCTAACGACCTCGCAGAGTGGGGTAAGGATCGCCTTGGCTACTTCAACTTCAACACTGTGGACATGGCTCGGATCGCTCGTGCTGTGACTCAAGGTTCGCAAGAGCAGAAGGAAGCCTTTCTCTACATGCTTGACACCTATGACAATACGAACATGTCATTGGAAGGAGCAGGTCGTGCAGCCAAGGGTATCGTCACCGATCCTCTGAACCTCGTTGGTCTAGGTACCTTTGGTATCGGCTTTGGAGCCAAGATGGCCGCAAGGACTGCAGCCAAAGAAGCAGCAAAGGCTGTTGTAAAACGGTCTATGCTGGAGGCCACCAAGGATGCTGTGGTCACCGGTGCTGCCCGTACAGGTATCGTTGCCGGTATGGAAGGTGCTCTCTACGGGGGTGCTCAAAGCGCCATCAAGCAGGGTGTTGAGGTCTCCGCAGGTCGTCGCAATGAGATCTCTCTCGGCAAGGTAGCCGGTGATGCAGCTATCGGAGCAGCCGCTGGTCTGACTCTGGGTACTGGTCTGGATGTTGTGGCCACCAAGGTTGTCTCTCCAGCAGCCCGTGCATTGACAGAGGCGCTGAAGGGTAAGGGGAAGGAAGCTCCTCAGCCAAGGGTTGAGCCGACTATGGGTGAACCAGTGTCTCCTGAGGTTCCTCCCAGAGAACTCGCAGCAGCCCCAGGTCGTCAACAGGATGGCCGTCTGCCTGCCGATGAGGTAGCTCCAGACATGACAGCCGCTCCTCAGTCTGTCCTCACAGTTCCTGATGTACCAAACACAGGGATGCGTACCACCCGTGTGAATGGTGAGCCTGTCGCTGCTGTCACCAAGGCTGATGTTGAGCAGACTGCAGCACCTCTCGTGCAGCAACTCAAGGATCTCCCTCCAGAGCAACTCACACAGGAACTGGAGAACCTCCGCACAGGCACCTATCCTCGTGAGCAGCAGCGTGTTGTCGATAGCGCCTTGCGTCTGTTCAACAGGGATCTGAAGAACGAAGCTACGGAAGCCATCATTGAACGTGACAAGCTTCTAGGGAAATCCAACAGGACTCCTGAAGAAGAGATCAAGCTCCAAGAGCTGACCGCGACTGTCGAAGAGAAGCTGGATCGCTTGGCGACTCCAGGTCTTGCTGATGACGCTGCTGGCTCTATGGCCGGTACGATTCTCAATGACCGCCGCAATGGTGGGGCAGGGAACGTCAAGATCACCGTTGAAGACATCATGGCTGAGAAAGGTCTTGGTCGTGAGGAAGCTCTCACAGTCTGGGCTGAAGTGATCGCTAAGGCTGAACAGGATGCTGCTGTTCAGAAGGTTGCCGGTGAGTACGAAGTCAAGATCCAAGCTGCCTTAGAAGCAGGGGATTCAGAAACTGCTGTACGCTTGGCTGTCCAGAAGAAGCGAGAGATCGCTGGTATGGTCGAGCAGGTAGCGCCTGGCAGTGCTTCCTTCCTAGAGAAAGCCAAGGAACTGGCAGTCAGCAACGTGTTCTCACCGACCACGCCACAGATCAACCTTATCCCTTCGGCCATTCAGACGTTCATCACGCCAGCCCTCAAGTATGTCTTTGGTAATCCCTTAGAGAAAGCCGCAAGAGCTGAACTGGTGGCATCCTATAGCGCCATGCGAAGCTCGTTCATGGAGGCTGTAAAGGGTGCAGCTTTCAGTGCTCGGCTGGAGCAGTCCCTTCTTACTGGTGGTGCAAATAAATACACTGAAGGCCCGATGGCCATCAAGGGTTTGAAAGGTAGCATCATCCGCACCATCCCGCGTATCCTCAATGCTTCTGATGAACTTCTTTCCCGCCTCAACAATGATATTTTTGTAGCAGGTAAGGCAGCAGCAGAAGCTACGATGGAAGGTGTCGAGAAGGGGTTAAAGGGCAAGAGCCTTGATGACTTCGTACAAGCGGCCAAGGAAAAGGCCCTCAAGGAATCTCGTTCCGCTGAGAATGGTGACGACCTCATTCAGCCAGTCATCAACAAGGGTATCAACCTTGGTCTTAAAGGTGACGAACTGTTTGACTGGGTTGAGAAGGAAGCCGTGCGCAATCCTGACGCCCTCCGCAAGGCAACGAGTGAAGAGGCTGTCGGCTATATAAACGATGTTCTCTACAAGCGTGACTTCTCTGGTGAAGGTGGCCTCTCAAAGGCTGCTATAGCCTACGAAAAGATGTCCAAGGCGCTGCCTGGCTGGGCACTACTCACCGGACAGCTGTTCTTCAGAACCCCTGTGCGTGTCTTCGAGGCCGGCATCCGGTTGACTCCTGGCCTGCAGATCCTCGCTCCAAGGTTCTTGGCTGATCTCGCTGGTAAGAATGGAACAGCCCGTCAGGTTCGTGCGCAGGCTGAGTCAATGACATCTCTGGCTGTCGCTGGGGCCGTCATGTCTCTGTATTCTCAGGGACGTATCACAGGTGATGGTGCCTATTCTGATTTCAAGCAGAAGAGAAACCGTGCCGATGGTCCTGAGGCTCCCCAGTACAGCATCAAGATGTCTGATGGTTCCTACTGGTCCTACAAGCTTTTTGATCCCCTCTCCACACCAGTGAAGATCATGATCAATGCACTGGAGAGGGCTGACAAGCTGCGTCTCAAGCAATCTCAGGGCGAGGACATTCCTGACTCCATGATCGAGGATGCCTACCAGCATGTGTCTGTGGGTGTCACTGCAGTTCTCGTGGCCATCAAAGACGCCAACTTGGTGTCTGGCTTAAAGACAACAGGAGAACTCCTCGTGAATGCTGAGGACATCGAGAAGAATGAGGACAGGTTCCTCAAGTTCCTCGGTGAGAAGCTGTTCTTGCTGGTGCCTAACACGCTCCATAAGGTTGCCAAGGACAACGATCCGACCATCAAAGACCCTGCAGATTTCTGGCAGATGGTCGATGAGAAGCTGGCTCGTCCTCTCGGTCTCGATGGTAAGCTCACCAAGACCTCCAAGTCCTATGACATCCTTGGCAATCCCCGCAGACCTTCTGACACAGGAGCTTTGTGGAACATCTTCTCGACAGCTAGTCAGGAAGAGTTGACCAAGGGTATGACTATGGAACAGCAGGAGGTTCTCAAGGAGACGGATCGTCTGACCCGTGTCATGGGAGCAACCTTCAAGACCCCAACCACACATGCAAGTCTGGGAGATCTGGATCTTCGCACAGTGATGGCCAAGGACGGCAAGAGAACTCTCTATGATGTCTGGCAGGATAACTACAGGGAACTCAAACCTGAGATCCCGATGTACGAGATCGCCAAGTCTGACATACCCTCTGGTACCTATGCAGAGAAGGGCGAGAAGGCTGAAGCCCTGCAGGCTATCCAGAAGCAGTTCCAAGAAGCAGCCTTTGCCAAGGTCCGTATGGATGAAGGTGAAGTCATCAACCAGCAGATTGAAGACGTGCTCCGTAACAGAGCCTTGTCCAAGTCTGGTATGTTCGATTCAAAGATTCCATATTAATGTTTTAGCCCCTAGAGAAATCTAGGGGTTTTCTTTTGGAGACCTATAGAGTGGCCTACAGTTACGTTCGATATACCAGCAATGGTACGACTACAAATTACACGTTCAGTTTTCAGTACATCGACCCCAGCCACATTGAAGTGCGTGTCGATGGTACCCAAACAAGCCTGTTTACTTTCCTGAACACAAGCACCATATCCCTTGCGTCCGCACCTTTGCCTGGCGCTATTATCGAGATCCGTAGGACAACTCCTAAAGACTCACCTATTGTTAACTTCCAAGATGGCTCTATTCTTCTAGAAAGAGACTTGGACCTGCTCGCTACGTACAACCTGTACTTGGCTCAGGAGACTAAGGATTCTCTGGAATCCAGTATGCTTCAGGATTCCGTTGGAGTCTGGCAGGCACAGAACAAACGGATTGCCGCTGTTGCTGACCCTGTGAATCCTCAGGATGTAGCGACTAAGGTTTGGTCCGAGACTGCTGCGACAGCTCAGGTAGCGCAGGCAACCTCCCAGGCAACTGCAAGTGCTGCTTCTGCGACTGCTGCTGCTACTTCAGCCAACACAGCTGCTGTACAGGCAGGCGTATCGACAACTAAAGCTTCTGAGGCTCAAGCCTCTGCAACTGCTGCTTCAGGTTCTGCTACTGCTGCTGCGTCCTCAGCTACCTCAGCGGCTACCTCTGCGTCATCTGCGAGCACCTCTGCTGCTACAGCGACAACGAAGGCCAGCGAAGCTGCTGCAAGTGCAACTACGGCTTCTTCTGCTGCATCCACAGCGACTGCTCAGGCAACAGCCAGCGCAAGTTCCGCTGTTTCTGCTGCATCCTCTGCAGCCTCCGCAGCTGCTCTCTTGGACAACTTCGATGATCGCTATCTCGGCTCGCAAGCTGCCGACCCTTCGGTAGACAATGACGGCAACACCCTTGTCCTAGGTGCTCTGTATTTCAACAGCACGAACGGCAAGATGCGTGTCTACACATCTTCTGGTTGGCTGGATACAACGTCGGCATTGGTTGCGTCAATGGTGACCTATGAGTATGTCGCCACGGCTGGTCAAACGGTTTTCACTGGTGCAGATGTTAATGGCCTGACTCTAGGTTACACCGTTAGCAGCATCTTGGTGACTCTCAATGGTGTCGCTCTTCGTCCAGGTGATGATTTCACGGCAACTACTGGCACAAGCCTGACCTTGAATGTGGCCTGTGATGCAGGTGATGAGTTGATGGTGTATGCCTTCAATAACTTCTCTGTAGCCAACACCTACACGAAGGCTGAGGTAGATGCTTCTCTGACCAACGTCGTTAAGACAAATGTCGTCTCTGAGTTTACCGCTCAACAGTATGCTGCTGAAACCACCCTGACGGATGCCGCTACGGTGGCTTGGAATGTTGCGAATGCACAGGTGTCCAAGGTAACTCTGGCTGGTAACCGTACCTTCGGCGCTCCTACGAATCAGAAGGCAGGATCTTTCTACGGCCTTATGGTTGTTCAGGATGCTACAGGATCCCGTACAGGCTCTTGGAACTCTGTGTTCAAGTTTCCTCTTGCGACTGCTCCGACTCTTACAACCACTGCGAATGCTAAAGATTTCTTTGTGTTCCGTTCTGATGGAACCAACATGTATCTCGTGGGTAAATCTATGGACGTTCGATAATGAGTAATATTATTCTTCCCTCTGGGGGTGACGACGGCTACCAGATTCAGCGTTCGCTGCGGCTGCGGGCTAGTGCGTCGGCTTATTTGTCGCGGACGCTGGCAAGCGGAACAGGCGTCACTAAATGTACGTGGAGCGGCTGGATTAAACTAGGAAATCCAGCCAATTCGCATTACTGCTTTTCAGCGACAAACGGCGCTGGAACAGATAATACGTCCGTATCATATTTCGCAATCGGAAGTGGCGGGGCTGGGATTGTCAATTTTGTCGGCAATGTATTTCAAGCAAACGTATCAAGTAGTGCCGTCTTTCGTGATCCGTCGGCTTGGTATCACGTTGTCTTTGTTTGGGACTCAGGCAACGCAACTTCCGCAGATCGTTGCATTATTTATGTAAACGGGCAACGCATCACTTTGTCTGGAACCTTTCCAGACTTAAACAACAATAGCTGGTTTACGAATGGTGGCCTGCATACGATAGGCAAGGACGCGAGAAATGCGCAGGCCGTTTATTCTGACGGCTACCTTTCTGAAGTCAATTTCATCGACGGCCAAGCCCTAACCCCGTCATCCTTCGGCCAGATTGACCCGATTACCGGCGTCTGGGCTGCAAAGAAATACGCTGGCACATACGGCACGAACGGGTTCTATTTGAACTTCGCGGATAACTCTGCGGCGACTGCTGCGGCTATCGGCAAGGACTCATCGGGCAACGGCAACAACTGGACGCCGAACAATATCAGCGTGACCGCTGGCGCGACCTACGATTCCATGATCGACGTTCCGACGCCTTACACCGATGGCGGCAACGGGCGGGGGAACTATGCGGTGCTGAGTCCGCTTAACCCACTGGGCTCGGCTGCGACTCTCTCCAATGCAAACCTTACGTCATCTTATGCAAGCACAACCGCCGGGCAGAATAGGTACGGCTCTATCGGCGTGTCCAGTGGTAAGTGGTACTGGGAGGTAACGGCAACTACGATCACAAACTCTTCAATTCCTGTAGTGATCGGGATGTTCCGAGACGGGTTTACCAACGGCAATTCTGATTTGGGTCTATACGGCTATCTAAGCTCGTCTGGCAACAAATCCGATTACGGCACTTTGTCTGCTTACGGCGCAACGTATGGCACTGGCGACGTGATCGGCGTGGCGCTTGATTTCGACTTCGGCACCCTGACCTTTTACAAAAACAATGTGAGCCAAGGCGTTGCTTTTAGTGGAGCGAGTGGCCTTTTCTTCCCTGGTCACCGTCACGCCAACTCAAGCGGCACTACTTCGATTGACTACAACTTCGGCCAACGCCCATTCACCTACACGCCACCCACAGGCTTCAAAGCACTGAACACGCAGAATCTGCCGGTTTCGACTATTCCGAATGGGCGGAAGTTTTTTGATGCGACGACTTATACGGGGAATGGATCAAGCCAAACTATTGTAAATGCCGGGGGTTTTAAACCTGATCTTGTGTGGCAGAAATCAAGAAGCAACGCAGAGAATCACGCATTGTTTGATGCTGTCCGTGGCGGCGGGGTTATCTTGATTCCAAACCTGACTAACGCAGAGGCTGCCGGAAACTCTGGTACATCGGACTTTAATTCCAATGGTTTTACAACCGGATCGTCCTATAACACGAACGGATATACATACGTCGGCTGGCAATGGAAAGCGGGAGGTGCAGCAGTAACAAATACAGCAGGCAGCATCACGTCGCAGGTATCGGCTGGCGTGACGCAGGGCTTTAGCGTGGTGACATTCAGCCCAGCCGGAACCGGCGTTTCAACTATTGGTCATGGGCTAGGTGTCGCGCCGCAACTAATCATTACAAAGCAGCGGAGTGTCACGGGCGCATGGACAACGTATCATGCCAGCCTTGGAAATACACAGTACGTTTCGCTTAATCTCACAAACGCTGCGGCTGCTGGTTCAACCATTTGGAATAATACATCGCCAACATCTTCCGTATTCACGCTTGGCAGCGCATTTGCTGGCGCGGGAACGATGGTCGCCTACTGCTTCAGCGAAGTCGCAGGGTTCTCGAAATTCGGTTCGTATACGGGCAACGGGTCGGCTGATGGGCCGTTTGTGTTCTGCGGGTTTAGGCCGCGTTACCTACTGATTAAATGTTCCAGCAACGCCCCAACAAGCTGGATTATCTACGACTCAGTTCGAGATACATATAACGTTGAGTCGAATTATTTGCTGGCTGAATCTTCAAACGCCGAGGCAATAGCTGGTCTCGTAGATTTCACGTCAAACGGATTTAAACTAAGAGCAAACAATACCACGACGAACAACAGCGGATATACCTACATTTTTGCTGCGTTTGCCGAAAACCCATTCAAATACTCACTCGCGAGATAACCCATGTTCATACTCAACGATAAACCGCTCGGCCTCGACACTGCATTCGTGCATGACGAGATCAGCTATCCGGCCAACTGGCTGCGTCTTGCCAGCCCAGAGGAACGTGCTGCCATCGGCGTGACTGAAGTGGCTGACCCTGCTGTGTACGATGATCGCTTCTATTGGGGTGCGGGGATTCCTAAAGATCTCCCCGCGCTTCAACTGCAGTGGTCCAAACACATCGACACGACCATCTGGCAGCTTCTCAACCCAACAGACTTCATGGATAGCAGGAAGGCCA